ATTTATTATGATAACTTCTGGTGTAGCATCTGTAGTTGTAATGTCTCCTGTTACGTCTACAGTATCTGTGCTGAGACTTACTACAGGAGTACCGATATATTTACTCATTATGTTTGCTCCAATACACTCACGATTACATCAGCACTACTTGCTGTATTAGATGTTACTTTTACAGTATCTGTTGTTTCTACAATTATCTTACCATCTAGTACCGATATTGCAGAGTTTGCAGGAACAGGTACGTCTTTTACAACATGTACCCCTGCAGCTTTTACTGTGACTCTGATCTGTGCGCTTGTTATGTTTGCAACATTACAGCCGATCATAACCCCAGTTGTACTTGAAGGTACGGTGTAGGTTGTTACTTCTGAAGTTCCTACAGCCGCACTTGTATAATTTTTAAAAGTGTTTGCCATTTTATTCTATCCTAAAGCTATTGCAAATGCAAGTGCAGAAGCATCTGATGATGTCGAAGAACTACCAGTTGCGTTATCTACGTATTCAGTTGTAGCTACCTTTGTGCTATTATCGTTTTGAGTTTGTGTTGTTGCTGTTGTAGCAGATGTTATAGTGCCGTCCAATGCACCACTAAAAGTAGTTGCAGCTATTGCACCTGTTAAAGTTGCACCAGTGGCACTTGTTACTAATACATCTGAATTATTATATTTTAGTTTTACAATTCCAGTGCCGTTTGGATTTATATCAATGTTTCCATTGGTATCTGTGGATGTGATAGCGTTACCGTTAATGTTAACATTATCTACATCAAGATCAGTATTAATTATAACAGTACCTGTACCATTAGGTGATAGGTTTATATTACCGTTGCTGTCTGTTGAGGATACTGTGTTTCCATCTACATTAAGATTACCAACACTTATATCACCACTTACATCAACACCGTCTGCTGTTGTTTCTATTTTCTTTACATTGTTATGGTATAAGTTAACTGCACCGTTAACATCCATATCCATATACTTTTCAGTACCAGTGTTACTTTGTACTGTAATACCGTCACCTTGTACTGTAAGCTCACCTGTAGTATTTACAACACTAGTATTTGTTCCATCATGTTTGATTGTAAGATCATCACCAGTACCAAAAACAGCACTAGCATTGTCTGCAAAATCTAATGCGTTAGCACTAGTATCCCAAGTCATGTTGGCTGATGCACCAGTAAATAGTATGTCACCATCTGACTTGATACGCATACGCTCAGTTGCTGCAGCACTAGTATTTGTTTTAAAGATAAGAGCAGTAGAGTTGTCTGCTGCACCAAAGTTAGCTTCTGCTGCTGCTTCAATCTCAGCACCTACAAGTATAGCATCTGTACCACTATCTTCTAAAGGAGCATTAAAGCTGATCTTACCAATTGTATTACCGTTGTCTACAGATATGTCAGACGTTTGTAGTGATAATTGAAAGCCACTAGCTGCTGTTGCACCTAGTCCTGTATCTGCTACGTGTGTAAGTTTAACATCATCGTCAGCACCAAATGTAAGTATAGAAGCATCACTCTGTAGTCTTACATCATCTGTCATAATAACTTCTGGTGATGTAAACTTAACTGTTGTATCTGCTGCAACGTCTAGCTGTCCATCAGCACTAGAGTTAATGGCTAGTTGTGGATCACGAAACTGTAATGCATTGTTTGTAGCAACAGACATGTCTCCACTAAAACTGTCTATGTAAGCAACACCATCAACATATAAATCTTTAAACTGTAATGATGAAGTACCTAAATCTAACCCTGCGTTTGTACTAGGATTAATAGATGTAGCAGTTGCTACTAGTTGTTGGGCAGGACCAATAACTGTAATAGCACCACCTTCTGCTGCAGTACCATCGTGGGTGTGACCAGAGGATGAATTAAATGCAGCTTCAATGGCATCATATTCACCATCAAAGTCAGCAGCGTTAATAACGTTACCGTCAGCAATGTTATTTGCTGTATCGTTCCTGGTGTAACCTGTTCCCATGTTTTTACCTTCTCGTGTTTGTAGCGTATTCTAGTGTTATAGCGTCTAAAGAAAATGGTGGATCTACGCTGTCTGAGGTGTACTGTAAGGATACAACAAAAGCTGATCCTATAATTTGTGTTTCAAACAGTGTCTTTAGTTTAGAACTATACACCGCTGTTGATCCAAATGTAGCTGCACCCATAAATGCAACTGTACCTGTAGCGTTATTAAAGTCTATCTGTGTTGGCTGAACACTATTCTTTTGGTCAAAGTCTAGTTTTAAACTTACATCAAAAGATACACTACCTTGTGGGTCTGTATATAAAAACATTTTGTAGAATGTCTTACGTACCCTTGGATCATTAATTGGCATATAAGGTGTAGCAAAAGTTGTTTGTATATTACTACCACCAAAACTGTTACCTTCTTCCATTTGGTATAGGTAACCATCATCATTAGCAAAGACAATTGTTTCTGAGTTTTGGAAGAATCTACTGTCTGCTACGTATGCTCTTATCCCTCTTATATCTGCCCATGCCATTCCTTCCCCACCTTGACCTGCCATCTGTGTGCCAAGTATACCTTGTGCGTTAGCCTGAGCAATATTATTATTATAACCTAGTATTCTATACTGTGACTTATTACGTATGACTACACTTGTAAAAGATGTATTAGCTGTAATAAAGTCTGTTACTTCTTTCTGTATCGTTTTAGATACAACACCTAGTCCAAAGTCACCTAGTCTATCTGTAGCACTTAGAAGTCTTAGGCCATCAGGACCAAGAAACATTACATCACCACCAACTTCTTGTATTGTATCTTTATCTACACAACCAATGTCTACTGTTACTGGTTGTAAGTTAAAGTCACCTATAGTATTTCCTACTAGTTGAAATATAGATGACTCAGTAAAGATAATAAGCTGTTGTCTAAATACAATTAGACCAGTGATCTTTGCTCCTACCGATATTGTACCAGAACCATTAGCTGCTGTAAAGTCAGTATCTGTAAAAGGTGCAGTAAATGTTAGTAGATTATTCTTACCAAAGAACAACTGATTCTTAAAACTTACTACAAACTCTGCTGCATTTATGTCTGTAGGTGCATCGTTAAGTGCTGTAAACAAAGAGCCATTATATAGTGCAGGAACGTTAACACCATCAACAATGGCTATTTTTTCTGATCCTGTATAGTTATACCTAGAAAATCTAGTTTTACCAGCATTTTCTCTTGACGTACTTAAAAAAGTTATAGCAGCATTATCTGCTGGTGAACTAGCTAGAGCAGGATCAATAGCTACATTAGCCTCACCTGCATCATTAACTGTTGGTGTTGCAGTTACAGTATATATCTTATCTATACCTGCAATTTTAAATACATCACCTAGCTGTGGTGTAGAAGTTAAACCATCAACAGCTAAAGTAGTACCAGTCTGTGATCCAGCGTTTACTAGTACTGTACCATAGACTGGTACATTTATAAGTGAGTATCCAATACCAGATGTTTTAAGTAAACTTTCATTCTTACCTACAATAACTGAGTCAAGAAAAACACCACAGCCTACAGCAAGATAATTTCTAGTTGTACTTGTAAACTCTACAGTGTCTCCGTTAGCAGGTGAAGCAGTAAGAGCAGGTGATATAGCTACTGTTGCTCTATTATCATCATCATCGAATGTAACACTACCACCAATAGTATACTCTGTCTTAAAAGATAAAGCAGTATCGTCTGTCAGTGTTAAAGATAAAGTATCAGCAGCACTACCTATTGTAATATTTGGTGATGAGAAAGCTTGTACTGTTGTGCCTCTTGGTATACCAGTACCAACAACTTCCATACCTGTTGTAATAGTACCCACTACACCATCTACTGCAAAGGTAGTAGTTTTAAAAGTAAACTGTAATGATAAGTTATCTGCTACAGTTACATTACTAGATAGTACTACAGTAAAATTACCAGTTGCCCCTGCTGTAACACTTGATACTGTAACATTACTTGGAATACCTACGCCTGTTAAAGTTTGACCTTTTGCTATAGTACCTGAAGCAACAGTATCTACAATTATTGTGTTACTAGCTGTTACTGCACCATTAACAAGGGCAGTTGGTCCGTTTGCAGAAGCAATTGTAGATGTACCATTTATGTTTGCAGTAACATGTACTAGTTTAAACTTATCACCTGTCTCTGGTGTTTGTCTAATGTTTGCAATGTTTAAAGTTGTACCAGTTTGACTTGCACCATGTATAACAGGTATACCATAAGGTGGTATTATATCTAGATCATACTTGTCATACCCTAGTATTCTTTTGTATCCACCCTCAATAGATGGCTCAAAGTTCCTAAGGATACGTGCAGATCCTGGCATTTGCATACCTTGCTGCAAAGGACTCATATTACTTATAAGCCCACCACTAAACTGTATGGGATATGTTTGACGATTTGTTGGCATCTATAGTGTCGTAACTCTAGTGTTAGTTGCTAAAGTATTAGTTAGAACGGTAGATCTAACATAGTCATATCTGTTTATGTAGAGGCTTCTCATTTGTTTTATCTCTTGTTCAAACCTTTGTTGAACTATAGCCGCCTCTTGCCCTTCACCCCTAAACAAGTATGCAAAATGCATAGCCCCATTTACAATAACATATCTAAACTGCTCAGGTATGGTTGGAACATCTGTTGAGTTTATTAAATCAACAGGTAATCTATAGTATTCATAAACAACAGTATAAGCCTTGTCTGCTGGTTGAACTATAGCATACTCTTGACTAGGGGTTTTAACTACAAATGCAGGTACTTGTCTTATACCAGTAGAGCTATTGTACTCTATGTCTACGTAGCTTTCTAGGTACTCTTCATAAGATAAAGCTTTTAACTTTACAGTAGCATTACCTAGTGTAGCATCTCTCTTTATTCTAAAACTATCAAAGTCTAGTACTTTAGCATCAGAAGGAAAAGCATACCTAACTAAACCCGGAGTTAATGTTTCTTCTTCCTCTACATGGTTAAAAGGCCACTCATACTCATGTTGATTAATAAAACGTAATGATGCATTAACAGCATCTTTAATCATTGAGTACTCACCTTTAGCTGTACTAAAGTTAGTAGCTGTTAGTTCTACTTCATTTAACCTTCGGTTTACGTCATTGACAATTCCAATATAATCATATGCCATCTTAACGTTCCTTCAGTCTTAACTTAATACTACGTTCTGCTGTACTGCCTGTATCGTCTGTCATCTGACAAAAGAAAGTATACTCAACATTGTTTGATCCACCAGATATATTTATAGTTGCTACTGTATCAGTATTTGTTTGAGATACGTTTTGTATTGTATCTGTTACTGCACTACTAGAAGCAGAAGTAAGATTAGCCCCTGCATTTAATTGTGTTTTTACATTATAAGTATTAGACTTAACAAACCATATAACTGAGTTAATCTTTGCAGTATCTAAAAATCTAGACCAGTCTACACTATAGTCTAATGTTTCATCAGGGTCTTTACTAGGCCAACGAAAACTCATTTATTAATCCTCATTTGCGTACACAACTCTATCGGCTGATGTCGGCTTTCTTTCTATAGATACAAGTCTATCTTGTGATTTGACTAAAACAGTTCTATCCAAAGAGCTAACAGTATTTTTAATATCTACAAAGACTAGTCTTATTTCTTGTCTTACTAATACTGTTCTCTCGGCTGGTGTTGATGGCATTATGCAGCCCTCGGTAGTAGAACAGTTCTTCTTTTATTATATCTATTTTTAACTGCTTCGTAATCAAATTGAATTGATGTTACGTTTGATACTGGTAGATTTATTACAGCAGAAGAAGAAACACTTGACAGCTTTTCAATAATACCTACGTTAATACTACCTAATGATATTGTAGCAGCTACACTTTGTAATGCTTCATCTACAGTAGCTTCTGGTTCTGCAATACTACCAGTTAGTTCTAGACCTATTATCTCTGCTTTAGAAGATGATCTAGCGGTTACGGAAGGAGCACCTAATGTGCCAACTACTGTTCCTAGTTTCTCAGATACATTAGGCTTAATTGCACCTATTGTAAATGTAGCTGTTACACTTAGTAAACTTTCAGAAGTCTTAGCTTCTACTGTAGCTATTGAACCTGTTGCAGATACACTTGCTAGAGTTTCGCTTACATTTACTTTGAGTGTACCTATCGCACCTGTAGCTGATACACTGTTTAAGTCTTCATCTACCTGTGGCTCTATTGTGCCTATAGCACCTGTAGCCGTTACACTTCCTAGTTCTTCTGCAACATTTTCTTTTACTGTGTTGATGCTGCCTGTAGCACTTACACCAGTAAGTGTTTCACTTACACCTACACCTAGAGAACCAATTGCACCTGTTGCTGATACACTGAGTAGGTTCTCAGATATGTCAATTTCAAAACCACCAACGCTTACAGTTTCTATTGCGCCAGTTGCACTAACTCCTGATAAGGCTACATTGGGTG